TTTCTCGCGTGCGTAAAGTATGGATATGAGGTACATCGACCTACATTTTCCCAGTTTTTCGGCTTTTTTGCATCTTTTTGATGTAGGTCGAATGTAGGTCGATGTAGGTCAAAAACAAACCTATTCCAAAAAGTCTAAATTTTTTACCGCAACGCCATACACAAAGTTGCCTTTTGTTGTTCGCTTCTTTTTATACCCTGCGAGTTCCAACGCCGCATAAAAATCGGTGGTGCTGCGGACAAATTCTCCGTTTTCGTTACAAAAATCTCGGTATTTCTGATACAAAACGCCGGACTTTTCCTGATAGCTTTTATCCACCTCACAGCATTCCTTGAGGAAAGTTCCAAGCCAGTCATTGCCTTCCCGATAAGAGCCAATTGCATCTAAAACACACTGCGGTCTGGTAATCTGGTAGTTTGCCGCAATGACCTTTCTTGCACCTTCAATCAGCCAGGAAAGCACTGCACCACCTGCGTTATCCACAAGATGCTGCGTGTAGTTTTTGATGTCCTTAGAACCCTGAATCTTGGCGTGAAATGGAATGACAATCAATCTCCGCCATGTGCCATCATCCGATGCACCAACCTTCGGAAGATGATTGGTATACAGCACCAACGTGTGAGAGGGTTCAAAGTGGAATGGTGCTTTGAATTTCTTCTCGGCAAAAATCGGGTCGGTCGAACAGAGCTGCTTCACCACGCTGGTATTCAGCCGCATGCCCTCTTGCAATTCTGCCGCAAGAA